CAACAAGATTGTGATGGATGTTCAGGACGCCATTGACCTGTATCGGTACATTGCACAGTTAGAAGCTGAAAACAAGGCACTCAAAGATGGACTAGATCGTGAGCGTGAAGTTACACAAAATTATATAAGTAAAACAGGCGTATTAATTCAGAAATATGAAGAAGAACGTTTAGCCTGGTTTGAGCTTGAAAAACAAATGAACATAGAATTACAGGATCAAAAGGTAAAAACTTATAAAACATCTACAATAGCATTGATACTTGGTGGGATAATTGGAGCGGTCGTCTCCGATTAAAATACTTGACAAAACATAAATAATATGTTATAATTATTCGTTAGTATGTATTGAGACGGGAGATGATGTGTATAACATGAGATTAGTAGTGATCCATAAAAATGGTAATGTCGGATATTTAGAGGATGGTTCTATAGTTAAAAACGTAACAATAGAAGAACTGCCCAATAACACTCCTATATTAGACATCTCAGAAGTGATGAATACTAAAAATGGAATTAACTTAATGATGTGTTCACCAACAATAGATGTTAGGTTAAAAGATGGTGAGATTTACTATTCACCATCAGTATCAGACCATGTATTGGATGACCTTCTATCATTTGAACGAAGATTACAAACCATACAAAATGAAATGAGAAAGTTGGGCATGGCAGGGCCATTAGACATAATATCAGCTGAACAATACATAAGAAATTGGCAATCCATCGGTGCTAAGGTTGGACTAATTAAAGATAAAGAAATTCAATGGAGTTGTTTAGAAAATGCCTAAAACAGAGAGATTGGCTAATAAATTCAGAAGATTAGGAATTGAACCAATCTCAATATTTGAATATAAAAATGAAATATTTGATGAAACATTGGACAAAATTGAAATAGTACCTTTACCTTGTATACATTATGGGCACCCTGCACATCATTCAACGTTATTAAAGTGGGCTATTGAATATATAGCCAATGAACCATACAGATTTGGTTTATTTTTAGGTGATATGATAGAAAACGGATTAATTAACAGTAAAGGTAGTCCTTATGATGATTTAATGAACCCAGGTAATCAATTAAATGATGTTATAGAAAAATTTAAGCCAATTAAGAATAAAATTATAGCTGTNCTTAGAGGTAATCATGAAAATAGAACTATAAGAACAGTTGGTATTGATCCAGGCGGAATAATAGCTTATGGTTTAGATGTTCCTTATTTAGGTATAGAAGGAATTATTAAGTTACGGTTTGGTAAAGATAAATGGGACGGAAAACCAATAACATATGCTATTTATGCACATCATGGTTGGGGTGGAGGCAGAACAATAGGTGGTAAAGTTAATACACTTGATAAAATGACACAAAGGGTAGAAGGTTGTGATATATACCTTATGGCACATTCACACCAAATGGCTGCCTATCCAAGCGGAGTATATACTGTAACACCACGAGCTAAAGCTCAAGTCAAACTGACACAGAGATTAATGGTAATGTGTGGGTCATTCTTAGGTGGAGCAGAATATGCTGCAGAAAAGGGATATCAACCAACTATACCAGGAACNGTTATAATAACATTATTAGGTCGAACCAAAGGTGCTTATGCTACCATTAGAGTAGGTAACCAATTAGAAGTACAGTAGAAAGGAGGAGGTAAACATGATATTTGAAGGTGCATGGTGGGCACAGATGTTAAAAGCTATTGGTGGAATATTGGTAATAGCTGGATTTTTTAGCTTCATCTATAAACAAAAGAAAGGGCATTGGCCTTGGAATAAAAAAGCTTGACATTTTAATAATAATATGATATACTTCAATCAAATCATATTTAGGGGGATTTATAATGAAAAAGGCATTTTTAACAAAATATAAAAATACAGAAGAGCCTGCAATAATGATAATGTTTGACTTTGATTGGGCAACTGTTGAAAATGTTAAGACGTTGCCCAATCGTAAATTTTATGATAATGGTAACAACAGAAAATATTGGCTATGCCCATATACTACAGAAGCTGTAGAGAAGTTGAAGTCTTGGGAGTTTGAGCTAGACCCTAAGTTAGAAGAATATTATAACAAAGTGAACACAATAACTAATACAATTTTACCCAATATAACCATTCCAGAATTAGATGAAATATTGTACCCATTCCAGAAGGAAGCAATAGCATTTATTGAAGCAAGAAATGGTCGAGCATTATTGGCACTTGATATGGGCTTGGGTAAGAGTATAATAAGTTTGGGCTGGCTTAANCTACATGAAGATAGAAAACCAGTCTTAATTGTATGTCCAGCCACACTAAAGCTTAATTGGCTTAGAGAAATTAATAAATGGTTTCCTAATGAAAATAATATACAAATNTTATATGGTAAATACCCAAATGAGAATATAACTGGGGATATAGTTATTATAAACTATGATATTTTAGCTGATTGGGTAAATGCATTAATTAAAATACCATTTAAGGTATTAATACTTGATGAATCTCACTTTATAAAAAATAGAGCTGCTAACAGGACTAAAGCAGTCAAAGCCATATCTAAAAATATTCCTCACATATTAGCCCTCACTGGAACACCTATATTAAATAGACCTATAGAAATATACAATGTACTAAAAATACTTGCACCAAANCAAACTCCNAATTTNTGGGAATATGTAAATAGGTATTGTGGTGCANGNCACAATGGTTTTGGTTGGGATTTCAATGGAGCAACCAACACAGAGGAATTACATAAAAAGTTATCATCTACCATTATGTTTCGTAGGCTTAAGAAGGATGTTCTACAAGACCTGCCAGACAAAATACGAACTTATGTACCAATAGAATTAGATAATAAAAATACTTATGTTAGAGCAGAAGAAGATTTTGTAGATTTCATCTACAAGACAAAAGGTAAAAATGCAGCTATGAGAGTATCCAATGCTGAAGCCATAGCTAAAGTTGAGGTTTTGAAACAGGTAGCTGTAAAAGGTAAGCTAAAACAAGTCAAGGAATGGATAAATGATTTCTTATCAACTGATGGTAAATTAGTCGTATTTGCCATACATAGATTTGTAATAGATGAACTTATGAAAGAATTTAAGGACATAGCTGTAAAAGTAGACGGATCAGTAACTGGTGTAAATAGAGATAAGGCCGTGCAGGCATTTCAAAATGATGATAAAATTAGGCTGTTTATCGGTAACATAAATGCAGCTGGTGTTGGACTTACCTTAACAGTAGCATCCAATGTTGTCTTTATAGAATTACCTTGGTCTCCTGCCATTTTAGAGCAGGCTGAGGACAGGTGTCATAGGATAGGACAAAAGGACACCGTAAATATCTATTACCTATTAGGAGTAGATACTATAGAGGAGAAGATAGCCAAAATGTTAGACTCAAAGAGGAAAATATTAGATACTGTGTTGGATGGTAAAAAGACAACTCCAGAAAGTCTATTGTCTGAGTTGATTAAATCCTATGATAAGAGATAGATTAATTACAACAACCACTCCAGAGGATATTGTAATATTCTATGAAAATATAAACAGTTTGAGCAAAGAAGCTCAATTTGTGTGTTATTTAATCTTTAATAACACTGATAAATTATACATTCCTTATACGCCTAAAAAAACAAAAGGAAACATAAAAAAATGTTTAAAAAAATATAATATAACAGATTGGAAAATACGTCGTGCATTTAGAGAAATAAAGAAGATGTTAGATAATGATGGACTATGAGAGTAGATTTTATACAATTATTACACGATTATAACATTCCATATCAAACTAGTGGGCATAAGCATTGTAGACCTGGTTGGGCCAACATGCCATGCCCATTTTGTACTGGCAATCCAGGGCTGCATTTAGGACTAAATATTAAATACAGCTATTGGTACTGTTGGAGATGTGGCTATAAGAAGGCAGATGCTGTAATAGCCAAGTTGCTTAATATTTCCATCAAACAAGCCAGAGACATAATAAAAAAGTACACCACATCCATATTACTAGATGAAGTAATAACTAAAGAAGAAGAGGATAAAGAACCATTTAAATTACCAACAGACCTACATCCNTTAACTTTAGAACACAGTCCATATCACTATAAGTATTTGGTAAAACGTAATTTTGATCCTGGTAAACTAGTTAAGGAATGGGGTTTACAAGCTGCTGGGCCAACATCAATGCTAAATGAACTAAAGTTTAGTAATAGGATATTTATACCAATTTACTGGAATGGTGAACTGGTTTCATACCAAGGCAGAAGCATTAATCCTAAGAATGAAATACGTTATTTATTCTGCCCTAAAAGCATGGAGATTATCAATCCTAAGGACATATTATATGGCAATCCAGAATATTGGAGTGATATTGGCATTTGTGTAGAGGGAGTCACAGATGTTTGGAGATTAGGCCCATGTGCCTTTGCCACATTTGGTGTAAACTATTCAAGAAAACAACTTAAACTAATGACTATGCTGTTCAAGAAAATATATGTGTTATATGATGATGATAAAGCTGGGTTGGAAGCTGGTGAGAAGTTAGTAAGTGAATTGAATATGTACGGACTGGAAGCAGAAAGAGTGCACATTGGTGGAGATGATCCCGCAGATTTAAGTCAAAGAGAAGCTGATGAGTTAGTAAAGAGTTTATTGAAAAATTAGGACTTTAGACCTAATTAATTTATAAAAATAGGGACTTTAGACCTAATTAATTTATAAAAATAGGGACTTTAGACCTAATTAATTTATAAAAATAGGGACTTTAGACCTATATAAATTAGGATAATATAGGTCTCTAGACCTAACATATACATAAAACACATATAAAAATTAAGACTTTAGACCTATATAAAATAGGGACTTTAGACCTATATAAATTTTTATATGCATCTCCTCCAACGTGTATTTTTTTCTCTTTATATAGTGTAAGGGAAGAAAAGTATATGCTTGACAAATTTTAATAAATATGTTATACTTGACCAATCGAAAGGAGGTAGTGTTATGGAAGAAAGCTATGTGCAAATGCAAACAGCAATCAGGGCCATTCCAGTATTATCCCAGAAGCAACAGGAAATTATACAGGACATAGTTCAAATATCAAGACAGAACTTATACTGTAATTTAACCAATGCTGATTTGGCAGACAGGCACGGTTGTTCTACCAGATATGTTTCAGCCACTATCAAGAAAGCAGCCTGGCTTGGTTTCCTAATGCATAGGGAGGATATACTAATCAGCAAATTGGGTGGTGGGTTTAGCCAAATTAGGCAAATAGTATTTGAAATTCCAGATGTTTGGTATAGTGTTGGTGAAATATATGAAAGTGCTAAAGATGGTGATGAATTAGCAAAAAAATATTATGGTGAAATAAAGAACTTAGTTAAGAATGCATACAAATCAGACACAGAAATTTCCATAATTAAATTGTTGGAGGAGTGGGGGGTATATAAAAAATGTTCTACCCTAGGTGGAACAAAAATGCACGCAAACTATAATAATATATATAATAATATATATAATACTAATATTAAAGATACTAATAGTATTACTAATATAAGTAATAGTATTAGTAATATTAAATATACTAAGTATTTATCTAAAGATAAATACATAGTTGCAGGCGATGAAACCTCTGGAGAGGTTTCATCTATGCAACAGGAAAGTTTATCTAATATTAATTTTACTGGAGAAACTTACACTACTCCAGAATTAGTAGGTTGCTCCATTAAAGATACTCACCATAACTCCTTACAGGAGAATAGGTCAATATCTAACAATAACAATTTCTCCAGTATAAATAAAACTGACCTAGTCTGCCAGAACTCCTTACAGGAGAATGGGCCAGTTTTGGACAATAAAGGTAATAATGGGATCAGCCATAACTCCTTACAGGAGAATAGGCATCTCCCAAAACTATTTGAAACTACATCTACCAAAAAACCATTATTGTTTGCTGACAAAGTTTTGGCTTGTGTTGAAAAGGATTTGTTAAAAAGGCATGCACCAAACAATGAAATCCAGTTGATTTTCGCCTTCTGGAATACATTATACAATACACAAAAACACAGAGAGGGTTCCAAGGTGTACGCCAAGGCCTACGTCATTTTGGACAATATGTTGTGCGGTCGGCCAATGCAAGTCAAGCGTAATGGTGAGCCAACCCAGTGGTTGCTTGACTTCATGCGAAAGTACAACATTGACCCATCGTTGCTGCGTAAGCGTTGGACGAAAGAGGAAATTTATGAAGTCTTGGAGGCTGTAGTTAGTGAGGTTCCAGAGGGCACCAAGCTATCCTTGGCTTCCACATTGTTCAACAACTATGGCAAAAGTGGGCCGTATAGCAGGTTCCTCATTGTGGCTGACAGAAGGGCCAGTATCAACAGGTCTAAGGATGCATACATTCGTATGATTCAAGAGGTGTTTGGCAAAGATGACTTTTACAACATATTTATGCGGGATTGCTTTACACCAGCACTTAAGCTGTTAACCCATAAGACACCTTCTGAGGAGAGTAAGCTGGCTTCCAATTTGATACAGATGTACAAGGACATTAGNGCNTGNCAGGAAAAGATACCGCACGATGTCCGTAAAGTCTTGCCTGCTCCATTGGTTATGGTCAGTAGGTATATCCAATGGCTTGGTGAAAATAAGTGGATAACGGACATTTCAGCCAAAACCATGGACATAAATTGTCCGTTATTCAAGAAGTTTAGGCCAATTGAGGCTAAGCGTCATTTGGATATAGACAGCCTTTCAGGCAAATACGTCCATTAGGAGGCTTGCAAACTATGCCTAGAAGAAAAAAGTTTGATGAGGATGAAGAAGAGGTTGGCAGAATAATATGTCAAAAGTGTGGTTCCGATTTAGGGCCACANCAACCGTTGAAAAGTGCTCGTGTCTTATGTAAAAGATGCCATGTANGNGTGGATAATTCGGGGAAAGCAAGACGAGACTAGACTGTATTTGGAGGCCATAAAATGATTTCAGAAGTTAAGACGGATAAACACATAGAGCGCAGAATAATTATTGGCATGATAGTTTCAACGGATTATTTATCTAGGATTAGAAAGTTATGGAATCCACAATTCTTTACATCGGAAGCTGCCAGAATTCTATCTACTTGGTGCATTGAGTACTTTGACAAATATGGTAAAGCACCACAGAATGACATAGACGATATATTTTGTGATAAGGTTAACAATAATAAAATNCCAGAAGATGTGGCTGAACTATTTAATGACATTTTACTGCCNAGNTTAGCTAAGGAGAATGAGCATTTAGATAAATTCAATTCTGGATATCTNTATGACCAAACACTATCTTACTTCAAGGCACAGGAATTAAGGTTGTATACCAAGCAAATACAGGAATTGATAGATCAGGGTAGGGCCGATGAAGCTGAGGAGTTAGCCCAGAACTATAGACCGACCGTATTGGATGAGCTTAATGTTGGTCTTGAACTATCGAGTGATGAGGCTTTAGAACGAGTTGAAATAGCATTTAACAAAGAACTTGAGCGACTTATTTCATATCCAGATGATTTAGGTGATATGCTCAATGACCATTTAATTAGAGGTGGATTTGTAGGTTTTATGGGGCCAGAAAAACGAGGCAAGACAGCTTGGTTATTGGAACTAGCCATGCGAGCGATTATGCAGAAATGCAATGTGGCTTTTTTCCAAGCTGGTGATATGACTGAAACCCAGCAGTTGAAGAGGATTTGTATATATTTAGCTGAACGATCGGATAATCCTAAATATTGCAAAGAAGGATATAGACCAGTAGTAGATTGTGTGTACAACCAGTTGAATTTATGTAATCACGAGGATAGGACTTGTGATTTTGGTGTTTTAAGGAACTTTACACCAGATGATTTGTATGCACACATAGACTATGATACGTTAATAAAAGCAGTTGAGGATAATCCAGACTATATTCCTTGTAAGGCCTGTAGCAGATTTAAGGGAAGTATTTGGTATGTAAAGGAAAAGGAAAAAATGCCACTTACCGCTGAAGATGCCAAAAGGTATCTAAAGCGATTTTTTGACAAATATAAACAGCGTTTCAAATTGGCTACCTATGCTGCTGATACATTATCCGTAGATGAGATTAGGAATTGTCTTAAATTGTGGGAGCAGTATGGTAATTTTGTACCAGATGTTATTTTGGTGGATTATGCTGATTTGCTTACTGCTCCAGTTAAAGAATTTAGGCACAAGCAGGATTACATTTGGAAAAACCTAAGAGGACTATCCCAAGAAAAACATGCCTTGGTAATAACAGCCACACAGTCAGATGCAGACAGCTATGATACTGACTTGTTAAAGCTATCCAACTTTAGTGAGGATAAGCGTAAATATTCTCATGTTACAGCTATGTTTGGTCTTAATCAGGATAAAGACGGCCATGAGAAGAAATTAGGTGTGCTTAGGTTAAATGAATTGGTGATTAGGGAAGGTGAGTTTTCCAGTTCAAATGAAATAGTAGTGTTACAATATCTTAGAGGTGGTAGGGCTTATGTTGGAAGTTTTAGAAAGGCTTGACAAATATTCAGTTGTGTGTTATAATTTCTGTGTTGGTGCAAAAGTTGGTTGATGTATATTTAAAATTTCGTCGAGAAGGGGTCTAGGAGGGCCTACAGCATATTAAACTTTTTCCAGTAGTATGTTTATACCTTTGGCCATTTTGGATGTTAATCTAGGGCATTCTACGAAAGGTGGTGGGTTAATTGTTAATAAATGAAATAGTGGAAACGATATCTGGTGAACCTGGTTGTATAATACCACAAGGTTCTTGGGTAACATTGATTAGGTTTCAAGGCTGTAATTTAAATTGTGCTTGGTGTGATGCTAAGGAAACTCAATCTTTTGATGGAGGNNTNGAATACACACCAGAGGAAATAGTTAGGNTGTGTANAACCAGAAATGTTTTGATAACAGGNGGTGANCCACTTTTACAAAATCCTAATGAATTTGAGGAATTGGTAAATACCCTGTGTGGTATGGGCAAATTAGTTCAAATTGAAACCAGTGGCTCCTATGAAATTCCTTTTAGCAGTTTCAATTTAGGATGGGAAGTGGATATCAAATGTCCAAGTAGTGGTATGATAGAAGCTATGCCTGCTCCTACTGAATATGATTTGTTCCGTTTGATAGCTGGGAATAATGATGGGCCTATGGATATTAAGTTTGTCATTGCTGATAAAAATGATTTAAATTTTGCTATGGAATATGTTGACATGTTTATACGCAGTGATTTATTTTCTGGCAATTTTGTATTTAGTCCAGTTGATGGTGATGTTGATATATACAGGATGTTAATTGATACTTTGCCTGCCTATGTTTTAGACCGATCTATACTTTGTATGCAAATTCATAAGATGGTAGGGTTGCCTTAGGTATGTCTAATGAATTTAAGCTGATAGATGATGAAATACTTAAAAAATTAAATGAAACTATGATTAACTTGATACTACTGTTTATAAATATGATCATGGTTTTTTTGATGCTGATTTTAGTGATTATATAGAAAATGACAAAACTATATTTGGTCAAGGCATAAAAACATCTGCAGCAAAGATAGATTTATATTTAATTTACAAAAGTAGCAAAGGATTGCCTACATTAGCGTCTGAGATAGTGAATATATTTGATCTTAAGGAAAGGCGTGTTTTGTCTCATCTTGGTTCGTTAAAAAGAAAAGGTTTTATATACTCGGTTCCAGTAGAGGGTAAAATGTATGTAATGTATTATGTGAAACCAGAATTTTTAAAGGGAGGAAGTTTAGATGACAATACGAGTGAATGATTTACCAAATAATATTTTTATTCCAGATTTACCAGAAATATATCAAATCGAAGTTAGCAGAAAGTGTAATTTGAGTTGTCCTATGTGTCCTAGAAAGTTATTTTGTAGAAAAGATGAGACTGAATTTATTGATATAAATTTAATAGACAAATTGATTAAAGAAGGCTCATTAGAAGGTTCGTATTTTATTGAGTTGCAGATGTCTGGTGAGCCTACGTTNCATCCTCAATTAGATAAGATAATAAACAAACTTAAGCCGTTTGTGGCTATTGGTTTAAGCACAAANGGCACTAATTTGGATTTGGATTGTTTGTTTGACTTNGATTATGTTACGATTAATTATAATGCAATTGAAAATNATGATACGGCATTAGATAGGATTAAGCGTTTTGTAAATAAGGCATATCGTTATGGTAAGCCACATGTGGATTTACAGATTATAGAATTGGCTGAGTGGAAATTAAGCTATAATACACTTATTGCTGTGTTTAAGCATGAGCTTGTTTATCCTATGTTTAAGATTAGAACAGTACCAGATTGTTTTATGACTGTATTTGATAAACCAGACCATCTTCCTGTTAGTACAGAACTGTGTTTGAATCCATGGTTAAGTGTTTCCATTCAGGCGAACGGTAATGTGGTTCCATGTTGTTTTTCATTTGGTGATGACATAGTTTATGGTAATATAAAAGATCATTCTTTGCAAGCAATATGGAATTGGTATAGTAATGAAATTGTTAAATTAAGAGAAGAACATAGGACTAGGAATTATAGAGATATTTGTGCTTGTTGTTATATGAGAAGTCCAATGTTATTACATTGGAAAATATTTAAGGACTCTATAAGGAGGATTGTTTAATGTTAATAAATGTTCCGATAGAAAGTTTAAGTGAACGGTATTCGTTGCAATGGAATTCTTGGTTTCCTATGGAATTTGTTAAGCATAACTTTGATTTTGTTACGGTTGAGGGAAAGCGTTTACAACACAATATATCGGTAGGTAGTTTTTTGGATGTGGTTGATACTAATTATTATAAAGCCATACAATTAGCAGAACTATGTTCTATGATACATAGAAATGAAATAAAAGATGGAGATATAATATTCTTTCATGATTTATGGTTTCCTGGAATTGAAATGTTACAATATATCAGACAAGGTTTGCATCTTAATTTTAAAATTATGGGTATTCTTCATGCTGGTACTTGGGATGAGAATGATTTCTTGTCCAGAAAAGGTATGACTTGCTGGGCTGAGTTTATTGAGAATGGTTGGTTTAGGTTTATTGATAAGATATTTGTTGCTACGGAATATCATAAACGATTGTTATTATCAAAACGAATTTTGAATGCTGATCAAGTAGTTGTTACTGGCTTACCTATATATCCAGATGAATTTGTTAAAGATGTAAAGAAGGAAAATATAATAATATTTCCACATAGGCTTGATCCAGAAAAACAACCACAATTATTTGATAGGCTTGCTGTTATGCTTAGGTTTGATTATCCTAATTGGAAGTTTGTCAAGACTAAGGAAGTATGTAAGAATAAAAAGGAATACTATGATTTATTAAATAAGGCTAAAATAGCTGTTTCCTTTGCTAAACAAGAGACCTTTGGTATAGCTATGTTGGAGTCCTTATTCTGTGGTTGTATTCCTGTTGTGCCTGATAGATTAAGCTATTCTGAATTATTTGCTAATAATATATTCTTGAGACATGATGATGCTGATGTAATTTCATTTGTTGAAAAGTTATTAAGCAATTCGGATACATTTTATATAGCATCAGAGCAAGCTAAAGTACATGCTAGAGATTTTGCCAAGCCCTATTGTGAATCAGCCATATCAAAAATATTGGAGGTAATAAAGTAATGTTTACGAATGTAATTATTACCACACAATTTGAGGCCATACATGCTTGGTATGATTGTCCATATGATGATGTTTCCTATTTACGATATCCTCACAGGCATATATTTTATGTTACTATGAAATTTAATGTTTCTAATGATAGTGATCGTGAGCTTGAGTTTATTCGATTGAAAAATAAGATTAATTACTTTATTGAGAATAATTGGCGAAATAACGATTTAGGTGATATGAGTTGTGAGGATATCTGTAGGAAATTGATGGTTTTATTTGGGCCTGTTTATGTATCTGTATTTGAGGACAATGAGAATGGTGTGGAGATGATAGCAAGTTGAGGAATATTCCATTACTGCTTGACTCTGGAGCACATTCGTTGTATAATAGACATATTATGAATACGGGTAACGGATTTATGAACAAGTGCTACGATTGGTATTATACGGATGAATTCAAGCAGTATGTGGATGCTTATGCTGATTTTGTAAAATACTATAGGGGGTATATTGATTACTATGTTAATGTGGATGCAATAGGCAATCCTGAGCTTACTTTTAAGATACATGAATACCTAGAGAAGGAACACAATCTAAGACCTATGCCTGTCATTCATTATTTGACGGATGTGTCTTGGGTAAAGAAATATATGGATAAAGGTTATGATTATATAGCTATAGGTGGATTAGGTCAAGAAGTTGACAAGGCACATTATTTTAGGTGGGCTGATACAATATTTAGGTATATCAGTGATCCTGTTACCAAGATGCCTGTGATAAAGACACATGGTTTAGCTATTGCTAATTTTGAAATACTGCGAAGATATCCTTGGTATTCAGTAGATGCGTCTACTTTTATAAAATGTGGTGGTTATGGCATGATATTTGTTCCTAAATATGTTGATGGAGAATGGAATTATAATGTCCAACCAATGCGAGTCAAGATTACGGCTAAGCCACATAAAAGGAGGATTTTGAGTATATGGACATGTGGTGATTGGCTTAAGAGTATAATTTTGCGTTATATAGATGAAATGGGTTATACGTTGGGTAAAGTGATTTGGGATGCTAAAAATGAAAAGGAAGTTGTGATTGAGGAGGGATTATGTAGTGATGATGCTCTACGATTTGAATTCAATGCTCGTTTCTTTCTACGGTTTTGTAGTAAGCTGCATGATAATTTTGTGCCTGCCTATTTTGATACTCCAAATTTGCTAATATGATTGTATATTTTGTTGCAAAAACAGCTTATTCTATTGAGAGTAATCCTAAACTACATGCAGAGGAAGGATGTGATTGGGGAGTTTTATTGTCTTATATTGATGCTAGGAGTACAGTAAAGAATAAAAGAAAATGTAGAAAACAGTTTAGAAATGTAATAAAATATAAACAAAAATTTAAGGAGGAATTAAATAATGGTGCAAATTAACAGACAAGAACTAATCAATATTTTGGATAAGGTAAAACCAGGTTTGGCTAAGAGAGAGATAATACAACAGTCTACTACTTTTGCCTTTATTGGTGGTAAGGTAGTAACATATAATGATTCTATAAGTGTGTCTTATCCAATCAAGGAACTTGATTTTATAGGAGCCATAGAGGCAAAGGAGTTTTATGAGTTATTAAATAAATTATCCTCTAATGAAGTATTTCTAAGTGTACAGGATAACAACCTTATAGTGCAGGCAGATAAATCAAAGGCTGGTTTTATTTTGCAGAGTGATATAGTTTTGCCTTTAGATGAGGTAGAACGCTCTAGTGCAGATTCTTGGATTCCTGTACCATCTAACTTAAAGGAAGCATTAGCCTTTTCATTATTTTCCTGTGCTAGAGATATAGGAATTCCAGCATTTACTTGTGTGCATTTGAACAAAGATGGTTTTGTTGAGGCAACAGATAATGTTAGGATTACAAGGTATAAAGTTGATAGTACCTTTCCTAAGTCCGTTTTGATTCGTTCAAGCTCAGTTAAAGCATTACTTGACTATGAATTTACTGAAATGTCTTTTGGCAATAGCTGGATACATTTTAGAGATGATAGTGGTTTGATATTTTCTTGTAGATTGTTTGATGGACGTTTTCCAAACATAGATGAAACTGGCATATTAAACGTTCAAGGAGAAGAAGTTGTGTTTCCTCATAACTTAGTTGATATGTTGGATAGAGCTTTAGTATTTGCTAAAAATTTCAATTCTTATGATTTGATCAGAACAGGTATACCATTACTAGATGTCTCATTTAAGGATGAGTTATTTAAGGTGAAAATACGTAGTGATTCTGGTTGGTTTGAGGAATTTGTTGAATTAGACTATGCTGGTAATCCAATCAGCTTTTCTGCCAATCCATTGTTACTAGGGATATAGTAGATAAGACTGATAGATGTATTGTAGGAGATCGTTGTATTAAGTTTCAAAATGATAGTTGGGAGCATGTGATAGCATTAGCGGTGAGGACTGAATGAAATATTATGACGAAGATAAAATAACAATATACTGTGGTAATTGTTTGGAAATAATGTCTCAATTACCAGACGAAAGTATTAATATGGTTCTTACAGACCCACCGTATAATATTTCGCAGAAGAATAGAAAGATTGATAGAACAAAGATACAGAATAGGAATTTGCGAAGAAATGGTAAGCGATCTAAAGAGTTAAATTATGATTTTGGTAATTGGGATCAATTTGATAGTAGAGAAACATTTTTAAAATGGACAGAATTGTGGGTTAGAGAATGTTTTAGATTACTTAAGCCTACAGGTAATTTTGTGTCATTTTTTGGTAAATCTGAAATAAGTTATTTTGAAGATATTGTGAATAAGTATGGTTTTGTTCGACAAACTATTGTTTGGCATAAAACCAATCCTGTTCCGCAGATATTCAGAGTTGGTTTTATGAGTGCTGTTGAATTTATGACGTGGGCTACTAAACAAAAAGGAGCTAAACATACTTTTAATTATCAATTAGGGCAACATCATAATTTTGTTGAAACTCCTATTTGT